TTACCAGACCGGGCAGGATTTTCCCACCACCTATCGTGTACTTCAGGAATTCGTCCGCAGCGCCTTCCACATCGCCGCGCAACAGTTTCTGACGCAGCGTACTTCGCTGCAACGTACCAAGACCGACATTAAAAGAGAAGCTAACAAGAGCATCAAACATGCTTTGTGTAAGCTGGACAGGACAGTAAGTGTGAACACCGCGCTCAAACCTTTCCAAGTCTTTTTTCAGCAAATCATCCACTTCAGCCTCTGACCAGACCCGAGCATCTTCAGGTTTCAACGGAAAGCCATCTCTTTGGTCCATAGGCAGCTTTGCCTGCTCAGGGTATAGGACATGCCCAACCCCTATCGTCCAGAGCTTTGCGGGGCATTTATAGGGCTTGTAGCGCACCCCTTCATGGTGACGGATAACCTTACAAGCCTCAGCAGACACTTTCATTTTCCGAACGCCCTGCCACCAAAGTGGAACGTGATGATTGCGGCAAACATGATGCGCGTATCTTCATCCCAAAGCATTTCGGCTAGGTCTTTGAACGATGCGCCGTTCTGATAGCCGTGAATGAAAATCATAATGTCAATCAAAACCAGCAGCAGGAAGAAGCCAAGCGTCAGCAGGGACCGAGTGCCAGCGCGTAAATTGATGACCCATTGTGCCGCGCCCTTGCCAATCTCTGCGTCATGCTTATACAGGGCTTCCATCTCGGCTTTCTGTGCGTCAATCACAGATGTTTTGATGGCCGTATCAGCCTGAATCGAAATCTGCTCTGTGTGTATCTGCTCAATCCGTTCCTGATATTCCAGCCCTGCTTTCTTCAAGGCTAGTTCGCGTTCTGTTTGCATAGCAGCCAGCGCCAGTTCATGCTTCTTGTCTGCCTTGTCTTGGAACATTTCAAGAAATTTTGGCATCCCGGACATCAGGAAGGACAGAAGGGAAGATAGAAGTGTCAGCATAGTTATCTCAGGTATTTAAAGACAAGGTACACGCCATACAAAACCATGATGGCAAGCAAGGCAGCAACGCCAGAGACTATGCAGACTTCAAAAATCTCGCGTCTACGTCTTTGCTTGGCTTGTTTGGCACGGAGTTCAGCAAGTTCTGCCGCCTTCTTGCGTTGACGGATGGCATTGCGTTCTTTGATGATGTCGTTCCATACATCAGCTTGTCCAGAATAGATCAAGAACTGCTGCAGTTCCTCCATCATGTCTCGGATACGCTTTGCGGCCATGACAGATTCCATAGCCTCGGCCATGTCAGAACGACCTGCTTTGTGCTTGTCTTCTGTGGACGCTTTAACTACGGCATCTTGCGCGTCAAACAAGCGCATGAACTCGCTCATGCACTCATGTGCGCCTTTGCCTACCGCAATTGCTTTTTTGATTGTGCCGATTGCCGTTTCAGCAGTGGCAATCAAAAGCCCAATTTCCGCAATCATAACTACCTCACCATTGGCACCAGAATATGAACTGTCCAAATGATGAAGGTGACAACTAATGCCGCTGCTATGAAGCCAACGGCAAAGTCTTTCATTTCGGCAAATGAGAGACTGAAGCCCAAATCACACCGGCCATTGAAACCAGCATGACTCCAGCACTTTTGAGCAAGATGCCCTCAATGCGTTTCAATCGGGCATTGATAGCCTCGTAACGCATCGCGCAAACTGCTTCATGAGAATTCAGCCGCGCCTCTGTTTCGTTAATTGTCGCCATGATTCTCTACAACATCAAATTGAACAATGGGTTTATCTATTGTCATATGCTGTAGATTGGCAATCAGCCGATTGTCGTTAGGGGCAAATTCTAAAGCCTTTCGACAAAGCTGGATAGCTTCATCTTTAAGGCCCAAATTCCAAGCAGCAATGCTGGCATAGTCCCAAGGCTTTTCGGTCCATACTGACGGGTCCATCGTGTAAACCAGTGCTTTGTCAGTAATCTGTAAGGCAGATTTGGCGGCCGCATAAGATTCTGCCCACATACAAAGCCGATAGCACTGTATGCTAAGTTCTACCCAAGGTTCACGGGTGCCGGGGGCTTCAGCCACAGCCAGCCGAAACCATTTCAATGCTTCATGTGGGTTGCCTTTTTCGGCATAGGCTTTACCCAAAAGGCGCATAGCGTAACAGCGTTCGTTTACCCAAGTAGCCTCGGGCATTGCAAGGTACTTATTCAGCGCCACAATGGCTTCATCCCACCGGGCATAGAACGTCAGTTCCCTAGCGTGATAAAAAGCGTTACGGGGGCATTTAGGGTCTTCCTTGACCGCCAGTTCCAGCAGCGGCATGTACTGTCCACGGCTTTTGGTCGGGTCAGGATGATGGCTAACCAACAGCATGTCAGTTTGCGCGTAAATCTCTTGAATCCTGCCATCAGGACGGGGATATTCATGGACCGGATGATGCCAATGGTAGCCGTTGCGATGGTGGATTTTTTCGTAATAGAAGCTGATGCCACAACCCCAATCAAATTTATAGCGCAATCGGGTTGTCTGCGCTGTCCATACGCGCTCGATTTCCTCACGCCATCCGGGTTCTAGGATTTCGTCAAGGTCCAGCGAGATACACACATCGTAATCGCCGGGAATCAGCGCCAGCGCAGTATCTCGGGCTTTGTCAAAGCGCCAAGGCTTGATGCAAATGTCATAAACCTTGGCTCCGCATTCAATTGCTTTTTTAACTGTTCCGTCCGTGGAACCAGTGTCAGCAATGAGAATCAGGTCTGCTTCTTTGGCTGAATCACAAAACCTGTGAACAAACTGTTCTTCATTCTTGCTAATGGCATATACGGCAATTTTTAGTGTCATATTATTTTTTATTAAATTTTAATAAATTTTTGATTCAATCCAAGACAAAGTTTTTTCATCCCAATCATACATTTTTCCGTCTTGCGGATAAGGTATTGGCGCTTTCCAAATACCCATTTGTTCATTAAGCATCCAACTATCAAACGGTTTTGGAGGAATAAATGCATCAAGAGTTGTGTTATACAAAAACCCAATTCCCGCAAAATTTTTTCGCAAGGCTTTGGATTGATCGGCAGAAGGTTGTCCGGTAGCGGGGTCGTAATGAACCCCACCACGTGTGTTGTACGAGGTCTGAATCCACGTTCCCGGAGTTGAATCCACAAACGTTTCAAAGAATTCAGGCTCGGCAACGATGACTTGCACAACTTTGCCATCAAGAACTTTTGCAAAATGACTCATGCTGTGTAACTTCCTGAAGATGTAAATTTAATAATGGTGTTGCTGCCATTTGTTGTAACAGTCGGCGATCCGGTTGTAGTGCCAGTATATCTTGCGGTTGGCACGGAAATAATCACAACACCAGAACCACCAGAACCAGATACAACATTTGAAGTGTCACTACTATTACGAGCACCACCGCCGCCACCACCTGTGTTTGCGGTTCCTGCCGTGGCGTTATTAGTGGCAACGGCTCCAGCACCGCCGCCGCCAGCACCTCCTGCGCCAGCCCCGCTACTATCGGCACAACCGCCCCCACCACCAGCATAAGTAACAGAAGCTCCGGTTATTGACGATGCTGTACCAGCGCCTCCAGCACCACCGCCGTTAGTACCTGTTGCATTTCCTCCAGCAGAAGTAGCACCACCGCCACCGCCGCCAGCAGTAAATCCATTTAGGCCGTTACCGCCGTTTTTGCCTTGCCCAGTAGTTCCTGTGCCTCCAGTTAACCCACCGTTATAACCACCAGCGCCGCCGCCTGAACCACCATTACCACCGTTTTGGCCTGTATTGTTGCTGCTCAAATATGCGCCACCGTAACCACCGCCAGTTGCAGAAATAGAAACACTTCCACCAATTAATGATGAAGTATTTCCTTGATTCCCATTTGTTCCGGGAGTTGATACAACAGATGCACCACCACCACCAACAGTAATTGTATAAACAGTTGAAGGTGAAAGTGTAGTTGTGCCAGTTAACATTCCACCAGCACCACCACCGCCACCAATACGAGAACCACCAGAACCACCACCCGCAACAACCAAATAATCAGCAGAATATATTTGTGCTGGCGTTATATTGGTATAAGTTATCCAACCTTGTGTTGAATCTATATATACCAAACCAACTGTATTTCTGTCGCCACCAACAACACCATTAGCAGATGTTCCATCCAAATTATTACCATTTGGATTGATTGTTAAATTGTTGATGGAAAATTTTCCAGCGTAATCTGTCAACATAATTTGTTGACCAACAGATGGGCTTGCAGGCAATGTTACAGTCAAAGGACCAGAAGTAGTATTTACAGGATAAGCATTACCTGCTGTCGCTGTAAAACCAGTTGTTTGTACTGATTGCCATGTTAAGCCACCACCACTTCCAGAGGGACCTGTAGGGCCCGTGGGTCCAGCAACGGTGGATGCGGCACCCGTAGGTCCCGTAGGCCCGTTGGTTCCGTTTGTTCCTGTAGGTCCGGTAGGTCCATTAGTTCCGTTTGCTCCGGTGGGTCCAGTAGGCCCCGCAACGGTTGATGCTGCACCTGTCGGGCCCGTAGGTCCATTTGTTCCGTTTGTACCAGCAGGCCCGGTGGGTCCCGTTAATCCCGTAGCGCCAGTACTGCCTGTAGGGCCCGTTGGTCCAGCAACGGTGGATGCGGCACCCGTAGGCCCCGTGGGTCCAGCAGCGCCAGCAGTTCCATTTGCGCCTGTGGGCCCAGTGGGTCCGACATCGCCTTGGGTTCCTTGAATGCCTTGAACACCTTGCGGCCCCGTGGGTCCAGCAACGCCCTGAATTCCTTGCGGTCCGGTGGGCCCGGTAGCGCCGACTGCGCCTGTAGCGCCAGTGCTTCCTGTGGGGCCAGTGGGTCCCGCATTTCCTTGAATTCCTTGCGGTCCGGTGGGTCCGACATTACCTTGACTGCCTGTAGGCCCGGTGGGCCCGATATCGCCTTGTATGCCCTGAATTCCCTGCGGTCCCGTGGGGCCCGTAGTTCCAGCAATGCCCTGACTTCCGGTGGGCCCCGTAGGTCCAACATCGCCTTGAATGCCTTGACTTCCAGTAAGCCCGGTGGGTCCGACTTCACCTTGAATTCCCTGAATTCCTTGTACGCCTTGTACGCCTTGCGGTCCTGTGGGTCCGACACTTCCAACGCTTCCTGTGGGACCCGTGGGGCCGACATTACCTTGATTTCCCGTAGGCCCGGTAGGACCGACACTGCCTGTGGGTCCAGCATTTCCTTGGGGACCCGTGGGTCCAGCTTGTGTGTATGTTGCTTGTACAGCAGTAAACACCACAGAAGGAATCCGTGGACTAATAGGCGTTGTTCCTGCTGGTGTTGTAGTCAATGAAACTTGTGTGCTGGTTGTTGCCCAAACAAGTTCAACAAAATCACCAGCAACAAATGGCAATACAAAATTAACTGTGCCAATGACGTTTCCGGGTGTGCCGCCATGACTATTAATAATGCTGAATTTGCTATCAGTATCAGGCAAATCACCAGTGCTGCCAGAATCGTTTTTACGCAACCAGACGTTAGCATCATGAATTTGCGTATCAGTATTGGTAAACTGAATTGAGAATGTCAGGCTATAAACGCCATCATGTGCAAACGTCACACGGCTACCAGAAACAATGCTTACGCCATTATTGGCAGAATCAGCACTGTTTAAAGTAATTGAATAAGGCGTATTGATTGCGGCAGCAGTTTGAGTTGTGGTATCCCAAAAAGAACCCCAATAAGCCACGGCACCACCAGCGCCGGGTGCGCCTTGTGGACCTGTTGCACCCGTGGGACCAGTAACAGATGGGCCGGTGGGCCCGACAACACCTGTGGGGCCCGTGGGTCCAGCATTTCCAGTATTGCCTTGCGGTCCCGTGGGTCCGACATTTCCTTGAATACCCTGAACGCCTTGTACGCCTGTAGGTCCAACATCGCCTTGAATGCCCTGAACGCCTTGCGGCCCCGTAGGGCCCGTGGGTCCAGCTACAGTGGAATCTGCGCCCGTAGGTCCGGTAGCGCCCGTGGGTCCAATATTTCCTTGTGCGCCTTGACTTCCGGTGGGCCCTGTGGGTCCAGCATTTCCCTGAATGCCTTGACTCCCTGTGGGTCCGGTGGCTCCAACCGCGCCTTGACTGCCTGTCGGACCCGTAGGTCCGATAGCGCCTGTAGCGCCAACACTACCTGTAGGCCCCGTAGCACCGACTGCGCCTTGACTTCCGGTGGGCCCTGCAATTCCTTGTATTCCTTGTTCGCCTTGAATGCCTTGAACGCCTTGTGGGCCAGTGGGCCCGTGATCGCCCTGAACGCCTTGCGGTCCCGTGGGTCCGATATTACCTGTAGGCCCGGTACTTCCTGTAGGTCCAACAATCGGGCCAGCATCAACCCAATCTGTACCAGACCATGAATAAAGATGCCCATTAGAAGTGACAATATAAGAATCACCGGGGGCATTGCCAGAAGAAGGCAAATCGCCAACTGTGGCAACAGTTCCCTTGATTGCGACACCTTGCCCTTGTGCGCCAGTTGGTCCGGTAGCGCCCGTGGGACCCGTGGGCCCACCATAAGGGCCTGTTGGGCCCGTTGGCCCGACAACGCCACGATCAACCCTAGCCTCTACGCGAGGCTGTGGGACAACTTCAAGAGTGACGTTGTTACCGTCAAGAACGGTGACTTTTAAATTGCTCATAGCACGATCACCCCATCAGAACGCACGATGAACAACAGGAAAATAATCATGTCATCTGCTGGAGTGCCGCCAGATGCAGGGAAAGAGACTTTGACGCGACCAGAATAACCAACCGGGTTCTGAGCATTGATTTCAAGTTCAGGGTCTGTACTCATTAGCGACCATGCGCCAGCATCAATCACTAGCGTGCAAGTGCCAGCAACAGCACTGACGTTTGTAATTGTCAGAGGAATTGCAGCAGGGGTCGGGGAATAATCAGCAATATCAAACGTCAACCCGTTGCGGGTATCCACAATGTTTGATAATTCTCGACGCACAATTTGTGCGTCCAAGGTTGCGCCAGTCAAATCAACTGGCAAACCATTGCTGGTAAAAGACAGGTTCCAATAGGTTTGTTGATCCCAAACCAGTTCACCCGCAAGAATCGGGTTATCAAATCCGCTTACTTGTGCAAGCGTATTCTTATTAAAGATCGCCATGTCAGTTCCCTGTACACAGTTAGAACATCCGTGATTCTCACGGTCCAATGGTGTCTTGTTTTATCAAATATTATGCCCTAGCCCTAATTCTGTCAATATAAGGCCACAAATCATCCAAAGAAAAAGAACCGTTTGGATATTGGTACATCAAATCGCTGAAATCTGTATTTGCAGGACGAATGACAGCACCAGTTTCTTTGTTCAAAACTTCTGATGCATCCATGATTCTGACAACTTCATAGACTTGAGAATCGTCAAACTTAAAAGTGCCATCAACTTCTGAGCCAACACCAATCAAGACTTGAACATATACCCCAACTTGAAAATCAACAGATTGAATAGCCTCTGTAATTGTTTTTTCAGGAATTGTAATTGTTCGCATGTTTTCTCCTTAAACGTATCCGGGCAAATACACTGTCGCCCCATCATTTGTTGAGATCAAAATCCAAGCAGCCCTTGTGGTCGGATTGCTTGGCGCTCCAGTATTGTTGACGTAATAAATGTACTTTCCATTGGTAGTGCCGCTGGCAATATTCACCAAATCGGTTGCATTTTTCCCATCCAACAAATCAGCATTCAAGTTGGTGTTGACCGTTCCATTGCTGACTGGCACTTGACCAGAAGAATTGCCAGCATGATAACCATCTACCCTGTCGGAGTTTGTGGCTGTATCGCCAGCACCAAGGAACGCAGAGGCATGATTGCCATCCAGCAAATCAGCGTTCAAGTTAGATACAAGAACCGTGCTTGTAATCTGCATTTTCCCGGCAACATACAAAGCTGTTCCAGTGCCGCCATGCGCTGCGTAAACGCCATAGGAAGCATTGTTGGATGAATAACCATAAAGGCCAGAATAGGTCGTGCCTGAATCAGTCCAACCAACTAAGCCAAAACCATAAGCATTGTTTGAATAAAACACTCCACCGAAATCAGCGCCTCCAGAACCATTCGCATCAATAGATGTATACCCATAAGAACTAAGAGTGTCTGAGCCATCTACTTTTACAACGCCACGAGCATAAAAAGCATTGGCAAACATTCCACCGTTTGTGCGGCTGATGTAATAACCAGTTGTGCCCCATGAAGCAATATTGGATGCTACAGGTGGAACTGAGCCATTCCAGTTATCGGATTCAATGTCTTGGAAAATGCTTGCAGCAATTGGGCCTGTCCAAGCAGTCGTATTTGGTGCAACACCATCAATGGTTTTAGAGGCATTGCTGTTATATCGACCTTGGATGTACCACATGACTTGACCGACACTGACGGAAGGAGCAGTAGCCGACCATCCTGTTGGCAACGCCGATCCAGTTGTAGGTGTTGTGAATGTAGGGGTGGAAGCAGATTGACTTTGAACTTTATACGCATTGATAAATGTCAAGCCATTAACACCAGATGTTCCAGAACTACCTGTGGCTCCGGTTGCCCCCGTTGGGCCTGTAATAGATGCGCCTGTTGGACCAGTCGGGCCGGTTGGCTGAATTGGTGTCCATGTAAAAGATGCGCTGATTGAACTGCGTGTAGATTTTGCAATGTCATTGCCAACCACGTAACTGAAGTAATACGTGGCACTTGTGCTTGCGCCCGTGGGCAAAACTTGATTGGCAAACACATAAGTTGTGCTTGGCGTAACAGGCGTTCCATCAATAGTGCTGGCTGTGGAAAGCAGCTTCCAATCCGATGAAGTAGGGATTGCTGCGGTTGTGTAATACAACTCGGAATATGTCACCCTTCCAGTTGCGGGAATAGTGATTGATACATTGAAATTGGGGATAGCACTAGAAGGATTGCTTGCAGATACCGTAGGCGCAGACAATGGGCTGAAATATGAAACGCTTGGCAGACTGCTGTTAGGAACTGGCGTGTATTGCGTGATGTTGAAATCGTCATAAACGCCTGCGCTGTACTCTGACATTTCCAGACGCGCACCCAAAGTCCCATCAGGCAAAGATGCCTCATTGACTTTGACAACCCTAAACAGCTTATTAGTCCAGCCGTAATCCGAATTAGTGACACTTACAACTGCTCCAGCATCAACTTGAATGCCGTAATAGGTCGTATTGAAACTGACAATCAAATCTTCTCTAGCTTGCTCAAGAATCCTATTGGCAAGATATTGTGATTGCACAGATTCATTGACCAAATCATAAGTAGCACTGTATTTGTTAACCGGCTCATTTGGATATAGCAAACCAGATGGCGTTGCAAGATTGACGTAATCAGGTTGGTCACGATTGTTCTTGTTTGGAAACTTGGCTTCAACCTGATTGATAGACTGCGTAATGTCTGTAGCACTTACGCGAATGTCTCCAATGATGTTATTGTCATTGAATGCATATGTTGCGCTTTCTGCTTTGTTGATGACAATAGACCATTGACCAAGTGCAGCGTTATAGGCCATCCAGCTATCACAGCAAGTCATAATCTTGTCTAGATTGCTGAGAACCGTCTGTCCCGCATCAATCACACCATTGATGCGATATCGAGGCTGCGTAGATGGACTTCCTGTGTAAGTTTCAAATGTAATGACTTCATCTGAATACGTGTTCAACGAAGTCACAGATGTTGAATCAACAAATGCACTATCTACAGCGCCGCCGTATTGATCGTTTG